TGCAGTAAAACAATCCAATCATTATACAAAAGGTTCCACGTGGAACGTTCCACAAATAAAGAAGGAGGTCCAAAGACCCCCTTCCTATTTTTATATCTCCTTTTAGATTAGATATTCTCAAATGAGGCTCCTGTTGGAGTGATTACAAATTCAACATCAATAAATTCAAGAGAACGAGTAGGTTTAATATAAATTTTACCTCTCAATGTGTTTGCATCAATATCTTCTGGGTCACTAGAAACAGTAACTTTGAATTCGTACAAACCTCTTTCCTTTTTAATTGAATCCAAGATAGGGTTAACCAATCTTAAGAACTCTTGTCTTACTTGCTCGTCATTTTGTTCAAATAACAATCTTACCGCAACTGCTGAAATTAATTTTCTTGCTCTCAATAATAATCTTCTTACGTTGATTCTATCCAATGCAGATTCTCTTACTTGAAGTGTTTTGTTACCCCAAATAATTGTACCTGTATCAGAGAAAGTTGCAATTGGGTTGATTCTATTCTTATATAATTCATCTCTTTCGTCTAAAGTTAATTTTTTGGTTGCTTTAATGGCATTTACCAAACCTCTTGAATAACCCGCGACTGCGAACCAAGGATAAGAAACGTTGTCGGTTAATGCGATATTCTTCAATACCTCACCTGTTGGTGGGATATATAGTTGAGTTGCATTATCCGTATCTCTTACTTGAATCCAAGGCCAATATGTTGCAGAATAGTTAGAATCAATAGATACTGTATCTAATTCACCAACAACGTCAGCAGCTGCGGTTGTTCCCGTAATGTTAGGAGAGTTCATAATGTATAATGAATCTGCTCTATCATTCTCAATCATATCAATTGCTTGATTAACTAAAGAACTATGGTCACGGAAGTTAATACCTGGAGTTGCAAATACGTTAATATCAACCGCTTCAGGGTTAGCAAATGTGTTTATAGCGTCTAAATAAGCATAATAGTCAGAGTTTCCATTATCAGCGTTAAACACCCCACTATACGCACCAGTTGTTTTATTATTGTTGTAAGTTGTTTTACCAAATATATAACCGTCGGTGTTGGTTCTTGATGTTCTATAGATATCCCAACCATCTGTACCTCCACATGTTGCAAATGTAAATTTACGATATGCAATATTTTCTAACGCTCCTTTTGTTATACCTTCTAAATCGTAAGGTGTACATTGGTATGTAGTTCCTGTAATATCGGTAGCATTAACAGATAAGTGGAATCCGAAAGTTTCAGTTGTACCACTTGTACCTTTATATTTAAATAAATCCTTATCAAATCCGACTTGTGATGATAATCCTAACATTACTTTCTTTACCTTATCACCTGACTCAATATTTTCAGTACCGTCTGCGTTATATGTTACTACATCACCAGCATCGATATATTCAGTTTTATAAATTACACTACCTAATGTTGTTCCACTAAAGTTTGCATTATTAACAAATCCTTTAAATCCTGCAGGGAACGCATCCGATGGATGATTATCAGCTAAAGATAACATTATATATTTTGAACGTAATTCGTACTCACCATCGGCGGTACCTATTTTTCTACCAACAAAACCTGGCATGTCAGGATTCATAGAACATCTTGAATATTTTTCAAGAACAACCATATTGTCATCAGTATCGTTAAAATCACGAACAACAATGTCAAATTCACCTGAATCTAAATTAATGTTTTGGATTGTTATTTTAACTTGGTAGTTAGAACCTTCACCGTCTGAAATTGTTATTACTTCAAATAAATCTGAAACTTTTCCACCACGAACTTCTGAAACCACCATTGGAGATAAAGATGTTGACCATTGACCTAAAAAGTTAGAACCTTCATCATTAAAAACTTTAGTTGTACTTAAACCTCTAATCAATCCTCTTTCATAAGCGGATTTAACTAAATTAGGATAAGATTCATAAACATAAAGAGGAAAATCTTCATATGACTTGTCAAATACATCAGAACCTAATACTTTTTTAATGTATTTTGTTGACGTTGTATCTAAAGTACAATTAAATGATTTTGCACCTCCTGTTGTTCCTGTAACATTAATTTGAAATTCACCTAATGGATTTAATTCAATATCTGTAACTTCGGCCAATGAAACTTGTGTGGTGCCCGTAACTTCATAAGTTAATATCTCTGAAGCATAACGACCTCTTGATCTTAATGTTGCCACAGATATACTATCATAATCGGTATTAACCTCAGCACCAAATGTGTATTTTACAACATCAAATCTAGTAGTACCTGAATTCCAAGCAAATTTATATGAATAAAGTTGATTAATTGTTGCACCTGAATTAAAGAAAGTATTGTACCATTCTTTATTATTAGGTGTTTCACTGTATAGTTTACCTGTTAAAGGCGATACAACTTGTAATGTCGTACTAGGTAATGTTACACCTGAAGGCATTAAACCAATTGTAAACCATTTACCGTCATCTGTAGTTGTAAAACCACTAAAATTTGATACTATATAACTTGTTATAGATACTCCTTCTGTTGAAGTTTTACCCGATAACTCACCATATATTGTACTTCCGGTAATTGTTGCGGTTGTTGCAGACATAGTAGTACTTCCAGACGTACTATAACTTGAATCCCAAGTAGCACCTGTTGGTGAAATACCACCTAATGTTTTTATTGCGAATGTTTTACCTGCTTTATATCCAGTCAATCCAAGTACTCTTGTTACGAATAATTGGTTTGACTCTTGTAAATAAGATTTAGCTACGTAAGGTAACTCATATTTTGGGTTATTAGATCCGTCTCCATATTTTTCTGGAGAGGTACCGCCAAAGTATGTTTTGAATTCGTCGAAGTCTCCTATTAAAATTGGTTCGAAAGCTGGACCTTTTAAGGTTTCACCTACTAATCCCAATGTTGTTACTCCGACACTTTGAGCCACGAATGTTAGATCCTTCTCAGATGTGTAGACACCTGGAGAAACGAATACTCTGTTTGAATTTGCCATCGATTGTTGTTTGGTTAATTATTTTTATTAGTTATTCTATAAATATCTTTGTTTTTACCAAAGATTTCCGTACTTTTCTTAAAAAAGATAGTAAATTATCTTTTTATATCTAAAACTATCTTTCATTATGGAAAACAAACAGAAAAATGTAAAAATCAGTGAAAAACACCACGAGATGTTAAAAGTCCATTGTGAAAAGAACGGATTAAAAATTTACAAAGTCTTAGAAAAATTTATAGAAGACTTGTGTAAACCAAAAAAGAAGGACATGTATGGTGATGATTAATAAAGATACGTAACCCCTATTCTTGACCCAATTACAGGTGCACCACTCAACGTTATTCTTTGGTCACTAGTTATATCAAAACCTGAACCTTCCTCTTGTAATAGACCGTTTATGTCTACAGTTATGATACTATTGATGGAGTTATGTAATGTAAATTCTAATGTTGATCCATTATATGTAAAATATTCCGTTGTAACTTGTAATAAGGAACCATAAGTGTCGATAATTACACTATTTCTACCCTTATAATATGTTATGGCAATCGAACTACCTTCAGGTGGTGGTTCAGAAAATGTAATTTTTGATGTGTATGCGACGTGAAAATAATCCGTATCCCTCTCTTGTACAAGACCGTTTACCGATGCGTTGAATAACGTTCCTATACTTTCACCAACACTAAATTGTGTTTGAATTCCATCAGCAGGAAAAGTGGCCACAGTTACATCAATTAACTTATTAATAAATTTTTTACTGCCTGGTTTTTGATTTATAAATTCATTTAATAGAAAAAATCTACTAATTGCCGGCTTAACCTCAAATTCCTCACTATCTATTAAAATACCCAACATTACAAATTTATAATTTTGAATATAAAATCTACGACCATCAACTGTATCTATAGGACTATTATCTTCAATACCCTCTAAAACTATTGGTATGTAATGTCCTTTTACAGATGTGTAAGCCTGTCTTGAAGAGAACTTTTGTAAAACAATTTTATTAAATTTATTTAAATCCCTAAATTTATGACACACTATTGTAACCTCAAAAGTTATATCCACAGCAACTGGTTGTGGCATTTTATATATGTCGGCACCAATTTGTGTTCCGTTCCATGTTGGGACAGATGCATAATGGAATGTTCTTCTATCAGGTATTGTTCTTTGTGTTACAGGATTCGTACCTGGCTGAACGTCAGGTTTTCTAATAATTGCAATAAATGGTACTTTAACATTACCATCGTCATCAGAAAACTCCCAATTGTTTGCAAATTCACCCCATCTTTGTATTGTAAGTATTTTTGGTATGATTGGGATTTGATTCCCATCAGATACAACAACAAAATTTGTTTTTATAAAATCTAACATTCCACCATCCAAATCATCATGAAGTATAGAATCAGGTAAATAGGAATCTGACTTGGTAATCCTATCCAATAATTCCTGTCTTCTCTCCATAACTCGTTCACCTTGGAACGATTCTTTCGCACCACCATAAACATCAATGTTGTTTTTTCTTTTAGGTATTCCCATGTTATACTCCTCTAAATTCGTTTTGTTGTGTTGGTACGCAAACTATAGTTCTATAATGTGGTTTGAATCCAAACATTTTGTGTTTATTATCTGAGGTTACCTTACCATCATTTGAGACAGTATAAAACCTCAATTTCTCCTCCGAATCGGGATAACCAATATAATCACCGTACTTAATATCCACATTCAATTCTTCCAAATGTGTTATATAAACCGACAATGTTAAATTTCCCGGCTCATTATATCTAACCATACCAGATTTATATGTAACATTCTTCGGTTCTTCAATTTTAACCAATGCATTAATCTCAACAGGTGGAAAGTACTTTATCTCATCCGCACCCGCTTCAGCATAGACCGCGTCATTGTCTGTTTTACTCCTATCGACACGATAAAGGACTAATTTCATGTTTAAATCCCCATGAAGATATTCCCTACCCATTTGAATATTGATATCAAAGTCGTCTTGAGAGAAGAATTTAGACAATCTGGTAATTGGTAATTTATTGTTCATATCCTAATAAATAGTTTAATCTTACGTTCTAATTATTTATATTTTAATATGGAAACAAAGATTCCCGAAATTGAGGCTAGAAATATACTTTCAACATATGAAGGTTCTAATAATCAATTATTAGATTGGAAAAGAAAATTTAAAGATGTTAAGAATTTTAAGTTAACGAGACCCCAATCTGAATATGTACAGAAATATCATGAAGTAACTCCAAAAATTGCCAGAAAACATATTAACATTGTTAGTACTTTCGGTGAAAAGATAATGGAGGATAGGTTATTAACAACTCCACCGACCAAAATTTGGTGTGAAAAATTATTATGTGAATCAGATAAGGCGTTTCATATATGGGGTAAGGTTTTAGAAATTGACCAATTAAGTGCAATGTGGTTACCAAAAGCGGCGGTTGTTCAAGAAGAAAAAAAATTAGATAGGGTAATTGATTATACCAAATACAATTCAAGACCCCCGATGGACCATCAAAAGATTGCAATTGAAAAATTATTAGCGAACGATAAATTTATTTTAGCGGATGATATGGGTCTTGGTAAAACAACATCTGCGGTTATTGCGTCTTTAGAAAGTAAAGCAAGAAAGATACTTATAGTATGTCCCGCATCATTAAAAATAAATTGGGAAAGGGAAATAAAAAACTATTCAGATAGAAAAGTTTTAATTGTCGAAGGACGTAAATGGGGTTCTACTTTTGATTTCTACATTATTAATTATGATATTATTAAAAACTACCACACTACAGACAAGAGTGAAGATAGCGACGATTATAAATTATTGGTTAATGCCAATTTTGACTTGGCAATCGTAGATGAGGCTCACTATATATCAAATGCCACAGCAAACAGAACTCGTTTATTAAATGATGTTTTAGAAACAATCCCAAAAGTTTGGTTATTAACTGGTACACCGATGACATCAAGACCAATTAATTATTTCAATTTATTAAAGATTGTAGAATCACCATTAGCATTAAATTGGCAATCCTATGTTCGCAGATATTGTAAAGGTTACCAATTCAATGTCGGTAATCGTAAGGTTTGGAATACAAGTGGTGCAAGTAATTTAGATGAACTTCGTGAACGAACGAAAAATCTTGTTTTACGAAGAATGAAGACTGACATTCTTGACTTACCTGAAAAAATTGTTACACCAGTGTTTGTTGAATTGACTAGTAAAATGTATGATGAGGAATTAGAAGAATTTACTCGTATTAGTACCGATAAGAAAAATGATGAAACAATCACAGTTACGTTAAATCGTTTAATGAAAATTAGACAACTTATTGCTTACGAAAAAATCCCTTATACTTGTGAGTTGATTGACAAGTGTTTAGAACAAGGTAAAAAGGTAATTGTATTTACAAACTTTACAATGTCATTAGATATGTTACATGAGAAATATAAGAAAGTTTCAGTAACACTTGATGGAAGAATGAATAAAGATAAGAGACAAGAAAATGTTGATAGATTCCAAACCGAAGATAAAATCAAAGTCTTCATTGGTAATATTAAAGCTGCGGGTGTTGGTATAACATTAACCTCTGCTGAAGTTGTTATTATGAATGACTTATCATTTGTACCTGCTGACCACTCACAAGGAGAAGATAGAGCATATCGTTATGGTCAACAAAATAGTGTATTAGTTTATTATCCCGTTTTTGAAAACACGGTAGAAAAAATAATTTACAATATATTACAAAAGAAAAAGGGGATTATTGACCAAGTAATGGGTGACGGAGAATATTCAGAATCCTTTAGTAAGGACTTACTTAAACAACTCTTTTAACTCACCAATTTTTTTATCCAATAAAGAATCCAACTCCTTATCTTCATAATCCGATACGTTAACAACTATTGTTTTTTCAGGTTCATTAAAGTTGACGTAGTTCCCGCCTTCCTCTTTTTGATATGTAAAAACAATATTATTTATTCCACAAAGGATTAATAGTTCATTTAGTTTATTCGTTGTAGTCATAATACCAAAAATAAACTATTTATTGAAATATACCAAATTATGGCTACAATTATTTCACAATCTGAAAAGGACAAATTATATACACAGGTTTTTCACCTATTGGGGATGCCCGTTCGTGGCATTGAACTTACTGAAGAACAAATGGATACTTTTTTAGAGTTTTCCTTGTCTGAATATGAACAATACGTTAGTGATTGGTTGATTGAATCTCAATGGTCCGCATTGGCCGGATTAGATGTTGATACACAATCCCTTTCTAGAGCGTTTACTACAAGAAGTTTAGATTATGAGACACAATACACTTATTCATATTCCAAAATAGTTGGTTTACAGGCCGGTGGTGATAACGAACTTAAAAAAGATTTTTTTACCCTTACAGGTGGTACACAAACATATGAAATACCTGCTGGTCGTGAAATAAACGAACTATTATGGTTTACAAGAGCCGAGTTAACCGATTCAATCGTTGACCCGTTTTTAGGTGGTTTCGGTGGTCTTGGAGGTGTTGGTTTTGGTGGTGTGGGAGGATTTGCTCAGGTTGGGTCTTCAGGTTCATACTTTATGTTACCAGCTTTTGACCTTCTTTTAAGAATGCAAGATAGAAGTATTAAAAATAGAATAATTGGTGGGGATTTAACATATAGGATTACTGCGGGACCTGAAGGTAAAAAATATATTCACTTATACAACGTGCCTGGTGGAAAATACGATTTTGGTAATAACGCTAATAAAAACTATCAAGTATGGTATTGGTATTATGATACCATGGATAGAGACACTTGTCTACAAAAAAACAAAGATGTTATTAAATTACCTTCTGATGTTATGACCGAAGAACTTACTTGGGATAAGTTAAATAAACCATCTCAAAATTGGGTAAGAAAATACCTAATAGGTTATTCTAAAGAAGGATTAGGTCGTATTTGGGGTAAATTCTCAGGTGATTTACAAGTTCCTGACAGTGCTGTTAAATTAGATTATAGTTCTTTATTGACTGAAGGTAAAGACGAAAGAATGAAATTGGTTGAGGAACTTATGGCTAGATTAGAAAGACTCCGCCCTGAAAAAATTCTTGAAAGAAAAGGTTCAGAAGCGGAGAATTTAAATAAAGCACTTAAGTTTAGAGCAATGCCAAGTCCGTTTAATGTAATCTAAACTTCTATTGCGTGGTAAGCGTAATCGTGTCCATCATTTTCAATGATTTCATCCTCATTACTGATTGTACTTTCAGCTTGTAGTGATACCACTTTTCTATTATGTTCCACCCAATTTTGGTCAACTAATTTTAGACTATCTTCAACATACATAAAATAAGGATCTCTACCCACTCTATTCCAAAAAATAACTTCACTATCTGAAAGTGTCATTACCTCATCAAACTTATCTTGTCCACTTTCTTTTAATGGATAACCATTAACAAGTTCACATTGTAATTTAGTAAAGTATTGTCTATCCTTTGGGTCTTCAATAAGAATATCTTCTCTAATGTTTGGGTTAAATGCAACCAATAAAGGCTCAACACGTTTGTTAAAATTACTAAGATAACGAGGAACGTTATAATCACCTTTTAAATCGGGATTATTTGTAATTTCCTTTTCATCAATCATGTAACAATTAACATTTATAACTGCGTGGTCTTTCGGCATTTCACTACCAATACTTTCAAAATACTCAATCATTTCCTTTTTTGTCCATCTAGTTTTTCTTTCCACATCTCCAGATGATTTTTTTATACCATTATTAACATAGTATATTGTATCACCTAAACCGGCAGGATAATCATTTTGAATTATTAATTCCATGTGTGCTTGACGAGACATTAAAGAACCTGATTTAGTTGTTTTTTGTACGTGTTTTTTATATTCATTAATAGATTGTTTAACACGAGCTTTATTTGCAATTTTAGATAATGGTATTTCTTTATTATATATTTTTTCTACGTAATTGTAATATAGTTCCACAAAAGAATGTCCGTCACCATTTAACAAATATTTAAAACCTTCATCCAAAAATTCAACAATATATGTTTGTAATTTTTTTGATTTAATTGTGTTACCTGTTAATTTAATTTTCTCCTTGCCTTTCTTAATTAATTTAATAATATAATTCTTACGAGATACGTTAATGCAAGATGGTGCGGTGTAGTCAATATCTAAACCCATTTCACCTCTCATGAATATGTCATTGAACTCTGCGGTGTGAGCTTCAATACCTTTATATTCTTTACCTTCTATTACTAATTCATTTAAACCTTTACCAACATACACAGCGTCTAATGCACTATCAGGTGTTTCAAAGTTCACACCGTCCGTGTCCATTACAAGAGGTTTATAACCCTTTTGCATATAGAACATAATCATCATACGTAAACACTGACGACCAATGCAAGTAATAGTTTCACCTGAATCCATTTCCCCCCAAGGGAATACGTGTGGTGCAGATAATGAACCAAAATATGCATTAATAAAAATCTTAATTGGTAATTGTTTACGGTCGTACATTTCAGCAGCAACAGGGTCGCTATCTTTTAATTCACTGGCAAGATGCTTATATTTAATACGAATGTTACGGAAATATTTCAACATCGATTTTTGTACTCCCATGACATCACACGCGGGAAATACATCATACACTAATTGAATTGATGGGTAGAGCGATGAGTAGTCAAATTTAACAATATTCTTTGCATAACCAACATTTAATAAACGAGATAATCCACCAGTAAAGGCTCGTTTCTCATCTTTAGATGGTACTGCTAAATTATTTTCATAAGACCAAGCTAACATAATGATTTTCCATAATGTTGCCGTACCCATTGTTGCAATCCTTTCATAAGTTGTTGGTACAAGTTTTGACAATAAAAATGTTGATTGAGAAAATGAATCGTCTACAACCATTGTCTCATAAAGGTCATCATCAAGATATTGCTCAACAATTTTCCTACCTGGCCATATCTCAAACTTGCCAGGATATTTTCGTAATAAATCTTCGGTACCTGGCTCACCTATTTGTTTATATCCACCTGTTTTTGGATTTACATAATAACTTTCATTATCTAGATATATTTTTGATATTTTACTACCTTCAACATACACACGATTAGGTTTTTCTTTTTCCAAATATGTGGTAATGTATTTCAAACCCCATGATTTAATTTCAGAATTGATTGCTTGAGCACGTCGTACTGAATGTGCAATATCAATGATATTAAAACCCCAAATAATATGTTGTTTATATGGCTCAACTTCATTTGCCAATTTTAACATTCCCTCTTTTTCTTTCATTCCTTGGGACGTGAAAATTTGAGTCATTCCATCAACATCAACACCAAGAATTTCCGCACGTTTTAATATGAATGGCCAATCAAAAAATGCGGAGTTGTAACCAGCAATGATTGTTGGTTTTAAGTCCCTTATATATTGGAAAAATCTTTCAATACATTTTTTTTCTCCGTCTTCCCCAAAGGCGGGAATTGTTACGTTTAAACCACGATTATCTTTAACCCCAATTAATATAATAACACAAGTTTCAGGGTCAAGACCTGTGGTTTCAATATCAAATACAAATCGATTAACACCACCATAATCATCAATACCTTTGAATAATCTTTTTTTCGTTTGAACAAGATATTGTTCTACCGGTGATAAAACCGTAAAATGTTGTCTATATTTTTCATCCCACGGATTAATACCACCCATTCTGAAAAATGAAATTAAATCGGTATACGATTTAAGACTTTTTACCAAATATTTCATACCCGACTCAAGTCGTTCATCTCCATGAGTATCTAATTTTTCAATTAGAATACCAAATTCACCCATACGTTTTTTTTGTATGGATTTTGAATTATTGTAAAAACCTAAACCTGATAAATCACCAACCCACATAAACGGGGTAAATGAATCTGATTTTACAATCTTTCCCTTTTCGGGGTCCTGAATAATTTTGTAAATTGTGTTGGTGGGGTAGTCGTATTCGACTCCGACAATGAACTCTTCGGGGTCGCCACCGTTAAGGAAGTTTTCTATAACTTCCTGAGAGATAACTTCTTTCATCTTATAATTTTTTTAAATGTGACGTATTAGCTTACTGAAAATCAGTAGTTTGCCTTGTTTTCATCTGTAAATATAAGAATTAAAATCGGTATTAAAAAATGTTGATGTATAATTTTTCTTTAACGGGTAATATCAATTTTGTTGTTGGGTTTCCGTTTGTGTCTAAAAATTGTATAGTTATTTTACCCTCAAATTTACCCATTTCTGAAGTTTGGGTTTCAGTAAATCTATGTGTAATATAATATTCCTCGGTTGTTTGGTTATATAATTTTGTTCTCGTTGTCACTAAACAATCACTATTCAATATTACGGGTTCCCCTGTTTTAACGTCAGACATTTCAAATGTGATGTCTGCACTTTCGAGCATATCATTAAATGATGATTTGTCGTTTTTACCGTCATCAATCATCCTCATTTTTAATATTGGGTCAGATGCCCCTTGTCTTATAAAGAATTCCATATGTTATAAATATTGTTTTTTTAATATTATTTATCCTCTAAATGTTATTGTTATTGGTAAATTCTTTACAAATGGATTAGGTGAATCTTGTGTTTGTGTTACTCCGCCTGTCTCAGATATAATAAATGTATTATATGTTGGTTGATTAAATATATAGTTAAAACCCGGAGCAAGTGAATATCTTGCGGTGTTCGAACCTTGTGTTAATGACACTGTACCTCCATTATCTTTAATGCTTTGAAATAATGATAAATAATCAACACCCGCACTATTTTTGGTGTTAAAACGAAGTATAACAAATGTATTACTAATAAAATTAGGATTATATGTAACAACTATATCACTAGGCTGTCCTGTAGGATTATATGTGAAAAGTGATTCACCATTACCATCGAAAGTTGCACTCGTCTGTCCAAAAAATAAACCCTCATCGCCCGTTAAATACCATTCACTAGTAACTACCATTGGTGATGTTGGACTTGGCGTCATAGTCATTGTTGGTGTCATTGTTGGTGTCATTGTTGGTGTTTCCGACGGAGTCATCGTTGGTGTTAAAGTAATGGTAGGTGTAATACTAGGTGTTGGTGTTACTGTATTAGTTGGTGTCATGGTTGGTGTTTCTGATGGGGTCATTGTGGGCGTTTCAGAAGGAGTTACCGTTGGAGTTTGACTATTTGTTGGTGTTTGAGTTATCGTTTGTGTTGGCGTTTGTGTTGGTGTTTCCGACGGAGTCATCGTTGGAGTTTCACTTGGTGTTTGAGTTGGTGTTTCCGACGGAGTCATCGTTGGAGTTTCACTTGGTGTTTGAGTTGGTGTTTGAGTAATGGTATTTGTAGGTGTTACCGTATTAGTTGGTGTTAAACTAATTGTTGGAGTAATACTTGGTGTGGGTGTGTTGGTCGGTGTTACTGTATTTGTTTGTGTTAAAGTAATAGTAGGTGTTTGAGTTGGAGTTGGTGTTCCGGTAGGTGTAACAGTATTAGTTGGTGTTTGAGTTGGTGTAACAGTATTAGTTGGTGTTTGAGTTGGTGTGGGGGTTGCCGTTCCGGTTGGTGTCATAGTATTAGTTGGTGTAATACTTTGAGTAAGTATTGGAGTTACAACCGAAGACCAAATTATGTTTCCATTTAAATAAACAAAAGATGGTGTGTTACCATTAAACTTAATATCTGATGCGTTTGTAAATAAACTCATTTTAATTTATTATAATATACAATGTACCACTAACTGGTGTTATCGATGCATATGATGATGATGTAATAGTTTCGAGTTTATTAACGGTATTTGATGACATAATATTACTTCCGTTTACATTTGCACTGCCAGTAACATTTAATGAACCTGTTAACGATAAACTACCACTAATATATTGACTACCGGTAAAATAATGTGAACCACTATCAACTAACGTTTGTCTAAGTGTGGATAATGTCGATTTATATGTTGTACCACCAAATGCAACCGCGGTAACTCCGGTTAAACTTGGAGCAATTGAACTAGATAGTTCTGTTATTTTTTTTCCTGCCATTTAAATAAATAGTTTAAAATAGTATGATATCATTATTATTTTCAGTTATTATGTCTTCACCATCCTCTGTCAGTAATGCGTTTGAAAATACACCACTTAATGTGTCTAAACAATCTTCATAACATTCAACAATGTCAAAATTTGGTTTTATTTCGGTCAGATAATGGTGTCTTACTCTCGGGAAATTTAATGGTTCTTCAAAATATTTTATTTGATAAACATTAAATTGTGTATTCCCTGTATGTAATGATTGTATACCACTGGTTCCTCCACCCCATATTTGTACAATTTTATTTTCAGATTCTCTTAGTGAAGGTATTATTTCCTCCCAATCTTTTACTTTATAAATTAAATTTCCATTTAAAAATATCTTTAACGTACCCAACCTTCTCTGTTTTTCTGAAGCCCACTCTCTATTTAATTTCTCAATAAATTCATATGTTGGTGTTGCCCCCGATAATACATCTATTGAGTTTGTTATGGTATAGCCAGTTGTTATTTGAGTTGTTGTAGTTCCGGTTGATGACCCAGTATAAGAAATAGGGTATGGACCTCTTATTAAATCGTTCCACCCACCGTCGTTTTCAATCTCACAACCTTCGTAGTGTTTATATCTGTCGAAAGTAATGGTTATATTAAAATCCATTGAAGTACCACCACTACATAAAACAGGGGTTTGTCCTGAAGATATATAATAACTCTCAGTATAACCCGAACTTGAATCACATAAACCAGAATACCTATAAGATTCCCATTTTATTCTACGGTCATCCGTAAACGAAAAGGAAAGGTTGTTGTCAGCATAGTTAGATTGTACCGTTTCCCCACTAATACCCCAATAGTAAAATGTAGTACCACCCGACCAAGGTATATTCTCCTTATTAAAAACAAAATCCAAAGTCCAACCCTTTTCAGTACGTCTTCTAATGTTGAAATTACATGTATGACCTGTATATCTCTCGTTAATTGGTATTGACCACGGAGTTGTAAAATTGGTATAACATGAAGAATCTATTGTTAATCCTGTATATATAATTTCATTTGTTAAATCTAAAACGTCGGAATCATAATTCACGTCTTTTGATAATTCAAAATCATATAATTCGGAAGAATCCAACCTTAAATCTAATTTTAACCCATAAAAATTTAAAATATTCTGTCTATTCATGTTTCTATAAATATCTTTCATAAGATTTGATATTTATAATAAAACCGATTTAGATGAATAATTTTATAAAACAGGTAATTGAGGAGAAATTTGCATCAAAAGCACAACAAAGGTTCTTCTACGCTAAGGCGAATGAAAAGGGTAAACCTAAGAAAGAAAAGAAGAAATGGAGTAAATGGGCTAAGGAATTCTCTGATAAAACAAATTATGACGAAATACCTGATAAGGTAGAGACAGAGGTCGATGAAATTGTAGACAAATACGGAAATATTGCTACAGGCAAAAAACCAACTGATTTTAATACGAAAGGTGTCACACAAAAGAAAACAAGTGATGATGTTGCAAAGGCGGCTCATGGTTCTATGGGTAGAATGGCTAATGTTGGTGGATCAACAATGAGATATTGGGCTGAATCGGATATGAGTAAAGCGTTAGGATTTGACGACACGATGGCAAAAGATGCTGATTATGAGGATGCTGAAGACCATTTTAAAGGTGAATTAGGTTTAGATGAACCTGAAGCTGAAGATAGGTTAGCTCAAATGGGTTATGATAAAAAATTACCCGCGGATAAGGTAAGATTGGTTGAGAATCCTAAAAAATTCATGGAGGAATATATCGAAAGTGTTTTATCTAAAAGGGCAAAAGACAATGAAATCGTTTCAAAAGACGAACAAACAGAAGAAAAAGAAATTAACCCAATTGTTTTAAAACAATTAAAATCATTGAAAAATACAATGAATAGTCATAAATTATCAATTAATGATATTATGAAACATTTAAAAGATAATGAATAAAGATTTAAAAGATAGGGTATTCAACATACCTCAAAACATATTGGACAAAATTAATCACACTATTAAGAGTTTGGGTGGACAACACGTACATGGTGTACAAAGAGCACAAAAACTCTTAACAGATAAAACTGTAAAATATGGTCAACTTAAAAGAATTATCCACGATTTCCAAAAAATGGATAAGTCGGTAGATAGGGTTAAATATGATTTATCCGGCGGAGATTTAATGGATAAGTGGTCTAAACAACATTTACAGGGAGAAAGAGATTTAGTTAGTAATGTCAAAGACGCAAGAAAAAGAGCTGATGAAATTGGTAGTATAGGTGGAGAAAGAAAGAATAGTCATCTTAAATCACATACTAAAGATGAAACTTTTAAAATACCAACCAATTTATTAAAAAGTAATTCACATAAAAATACAATAAGTCCAATATCATCTCTTGGATTGTTTGAACAAATTCAAAAATTTAAAAAATTAATATCATATTAATATGGCAACACAATTAGAAATTTTAGCAGAAAAACTTAGAAAAGAAGTTATTAGTAAGAATAGTTACAATAGTAGTAACGGTTATTCTTCAGTTAATAAGAACGCCTTGTCTGATGGAGACGAAAAGGGTAAGGGTGACGTTAATGGACAAGTTGGTTCCTCCATTGATATACAAAACAGAATCGATAATTTAGGACGAAATAGATACAACAACGGTAATGAATATTCATCTGTTAATAAGGACGCCCTATCTGATGGGGATGAATTTGGTAAAGGTGATGTTAACGGACAAGTTGGTTCATTAACCGATATTAAAACAAGAACTGACGTTGTTGCTAGAAATAAATACAATGAATCAAAAGGTTACCCTGATTTTTAATTTATGTTAAATAATACAATCTTTGACATAATCGAAGAACAATCTATACTTAAAACAACTAAAACGAAACCTATTGTTGATGCCATCAAAAATAGGAAAAAAATTACGTTTTATTATTCTGGACCAAGAAAACCTAAAAAAGATAGTGTGAAACCGGGTTATAGAGTAAAGGCAGAAGTCGTTGCATTAGGATTAAGTAAAAAAGGTAATTTGGTTATGAGAGCATATGTTCAACCCCCATCAACCTCAAAAAAGGGGTTTGCAAAACATGGATGGAGAACGTTTATGTTGAGTAGGATGAGTGGAACTAATGTGACCGATGAAATTTTTAACGAGAAGAGACCGGGTTATAAAGAAGGTGATGACAATGGATTAAGTGTTACATATGTAACAACTGATTGGACTAAACAACCCAAAACCAAAAAAGTCGAAAAACCACAACCAAAAGTTGAACCAAAAACCACAGTTAAACCACCTATTGAAAAACCTGATGTTAATGTTGAAAAACCCCAACCACAAGTTAAAACACCGGAACCAAAACCAACAGAATTACCTCAACCAAAACCAGAAGTAAAACCAACAAAAGCACAGGAACCTCCTAAGGAAGAACCAAAACCAGAGGACTTACCACAACCAAAACCAGAAGATAAACCAACTCAAAACCCTGAGGAGGATAACAATCTTCAAGAAAATTTAAAAAGAATTAAGAGTTTAATGTTACTATAAAAATAGTTATAATTAAAAAAGAAAATATTATTATCATGTCACAAGGTAAAGGAAGTATATCACAAAACGATTTAATGAAAAAATTAGTTCAGGCCAAAAAAGTTATGAATAAAGTAGATGGAGGAGATTATGAAAGAGGTCACGTTAATGAATCTATGTTATTATCTTCTCCTGAAGATGTAATGAACAATACTGAATATCAATCAACTCCAACAAGACCAATAGGTTCCCCTTCAATTGATAAAATACAAAATTCTAAATTACCCGACGCAATTAAAAGGGCTATGATTGAAAGTCCAATACAACAAATGAACCAAATTTCATTAAACGATACTCTTGATATGGATTTTATTAAGGGAGCAAAACGATTAATGGAACAAGAAGGTGTTGCAACTAAAAAACAACAAGTACAACCACAAAGACAACAATCTTCAGGTGGTAATATTGATATGGGTGCAATTGCGGTTCTTATTGAAAACACCATACGTAAAGTATTGGATGAAAAATTAAATCAAATTCTAACCGCCCAAACAACATCAACTATAAATGAAAATTTAGTATTAAAAGTTGGTGATTCTATTTTTAAGGGTAAAATTACTGGCGTAAATAAAGCCAAGTAATTTTGTTTTTCCAATTTTTTTAGTTATATTTTAGACATATAAAGTAACATAATGTCAAAATTGAGAATTTTAGCTATTCCGTCCGATGCCCATGGTGTGGGTAAATTTAGGATAATGGATCCATACAAATATATTGGTGATAATCACATGGATGAATTTCATGTTGACATTTCATATAATGTTGAAAATAATGATGAAGCGTTTTTAAATTATGACATTGTTGTGTTTCATAGTTTTATACACCAAACAACTCACGAAGATAACGTTAATAGAGTTTTATGGTTAAAGAAACAAGGAATTAAAGTTGTAATGGACATTGATGATTTATGGTTTGTTGACCAAAGACATCCAATGTACCAACAAATAAAAATTTCTAAAATGGGTGAGAAAAAAATCGAGTTACTTAAAATTGCCGATTATGTTTCCACAACAACTTCCATCTTTGCTAAAACAATTAAAGAAAGATTAGGTGTTAAAAACATTGTTATTTTTCCAAATGCCGTGAACAATGAAGAACCTCAGTTTAAACTAAATCCAATTAAATCAGATAAAGTTAGATTCGGTTGGTTAGGTGGGTCATCACATTTACACGATATTGAGTTAATGGCAAGTGGTATTTCCGCGACACATAATTTATTTAAAGATAAAGTACAATTTGTTTTATGTGGATTTGATTTAAGAGGTAATGTAATGGAAATTGACGATAAAGGTAATCGTAGAAATAGACCAATTAAACCACATGAAACTGTTTGGTTCAAATATGAAAAGTTCTTTACAGATGATTATAAAGTTTTAAGTGAAGAATATAAATCATATCTTAATACGTTTATGGAAATTCCATATGATGATGAAAATGAACCATATAGAAGAAGATGGACAAAAGAAATAAACACATATGCAACAAACTATAACACTTTTGACGTATCTTTGGCTCCGTTAGTTGAATCTGTGTTTAATGCAAATAAATCACAATTAAAAGTCATTGAAGCTGGTTTTTATAAAAAGGCTTTGATTGCAAGTGATACAGACCCATTCACTTTGGATTTATTGTCTGCGGTAAACGAAGGTAATTTTAATGATAAAGGAAACGCATTATTGGTAGGTACAAAAAAGAATCACAAAGATTGGGCGAGACATATGAAACGATTAGTTGAAAATCCAAATATGATTGAAGACTTAGGAAACCGTTTATATGAAACAGTTAAAGACACATACTCACTAAAAAAAGTGTGTCAAGATAGAGTAGAATTTTTCAAATCAATTATAAATAAATAAAACAAACACGTATGCATTACTTAGTAACTATCGGTTATGAAACCGAACAAATGGACAGAAACGGAAACGCCCGTCTTCAAAAATTAAAGTACATTATCGAAGCGGAAACTGTTGAAGAAGCGACAATTGTTGCGTCAAAATATAGAGCCGGAGATGTTCGAACAAGCGAAAGTATTTCAGTTGCAAAAATGGCAATTGAATGTGTTATCGACAAAAAGAACACGCCGGAATATTACAAGGCTTAATAACAAACACACCAACTGAATTATGGATTTCTACGGTAGAGATATACAGATAATGCGACAATCGCAAAGTAAAATGGCTTTAGAATACCTTAATACAGTTGGTGTTCAAGTTACATTTGAGGAATTACAACGTGTAACGGATGTATTTGTCGAGTGTTGTTTAAGACCACAAGATAATGACTTAAAAGAGAGAGTTAAGAAATTAGATAAATGGATATTAGAAAAAAAACTAAAAAATGAATAAAAAAGAAATTGAGGACTATATAAAAAAATTAAAAGAGTTTGAAACAGAATTATCTAATGATGATGATTTGGATTTTAATTTTATTAATGAATTAAATGGTGTTTTAAATAAAATTAATACCGACATTAAAAATGAAACTCAAGAAACACCGATATATAATAATTCATTAATTGTTAAAGTTAAAAAATTGAGTGATAATGCCGTTATACCATCTTATTCTAAAGTTGGTGATGCTGGTATGGATTTAACAATTACAAGAGAAATTGAAAACACATCTTTTAGTGTTTCCTATGGATTTGGAATCTCAATGGAAATTCCAAAAAATTTCGTTGGTTTAGTATTTCCGCGTTCATCAGTACGTAACCAAGATTTGATTTTATCAAACTGTGTGGGTGTAATTGACAGTGGGTATCGAGGTGAAATACAGGCAACATTCAAGAAAACGAACGGATTAGACTCAATTAAATACAAAGTAGGAGATAGGGGTGCTCAGATTATTATATTACCCTACCCACAAGTTAAAATGGTCGAATCAGATGAATTATCCGATACTGAAAGAGGAACGGGTGGATTTGGGTCCACAGGTCAATAGTGAGATATTTATATAAAATAACAATTGAAATTTAAAATTTAAAAGTTTTGGCATTAAAACCTAAGGTTGGGAAAAACTACTCAGTTCCCGTTGTAGTTGAAGATAAGAAAATATCTCATAAAGATAAGATTAGACAAATAATAAAAAGACCAAAAGAAAAGTTCCTAACTAAGAATCAAGAAACCTATTGGGACATTCTTGGAGAAAATCAAATTACATTATGTTTCGGTCCTGCGGGTGTGGGTAAGTCCTACATAGCGATGAAACGAGCCGTAGACCTATTATACGACGATTCTAACAAGTATGAGAAGATAATTATAGTTAGACCCGCAGTTGAAGCTGAGGAGAAATTAGGGTCCCTTCCGGGAGGTTTAGAAGAGAAATTAGACCCATACATTTATCCATCATATTACCTTTTAAATAAGATTATCGGTAAAGAGGCTCGTGAAACTTTAAAAGATATGGGTTATATTGAAGTGGCGGCACTTGCGTACATGAGAGGGTGGAACGTAGATAATACAATATTAGTGTTTGAAGAAGCCCAAAACGCTACACCATCTCAAATTAAGTTGTTATTAACTCGTATTGGATACAATTCAAAATTCTTTATTTCAGGTGATCTTGAGCAATCGGATAAATTTAGAGATAAAACAAAATCTGGTTTATTTGATGCAAAGAAAAGATTACAAGATGTAAAGGGGATTGGAATATTTGAATTTGGTATGGAGGATATTGTACGAAATCCAATCATCGGTGAAATACTAAATAGATACGAATAGGGTTTACTTATAATCTCGATAATGTTATATTTCTTATATGGAAATATTCATTAGTATCGATGGTGTTTTAAGAAACACAATACAAAAATTTGACTACCACTATAATGATGCATATCTAGCATCTGATTTTGAGAACGAAAATAAGTTCGAATACGGTGTTGTTGAGCCAATTAAAAATGATGATTTGTTTAATCATTATAGGTTTCAATCACAAGACGAATTCGAATTTTTTCTTTTTATGGAATATCCTATTGAGATATTTGGTCACGCTGGTTTAAGTTATTCAACAACATTTACCGATTTACATAAATTGTTGTTCGAAAATAAAGAACATAATTTTACGTTGGTTGGTTTAAATGAATTGGGTAAAGCAAAGCCCGCTACTTTATTTTTTCTATCAAAAAATGGTTTTCTTGGTAATAATATAAAATTTATTAAAACTGAGGATATTAAAAATACGTGGGACTTATGTGATGCTTGGATAACTGATAATAAACAAATTTTAGATTCGTGTCCTGAAAATAAAACAGGAATAAAATTCAATAGCAAATATAACGGACACTTTACTTATAATAAAGAAATAACTAAATTAACTGAAATACAAGAACCATGGTCGAAATTTTCGGAAAATACTACTACATTGACCTTGACGGAATCACAGAAAAATGTAGAACAGGAAACAAAATAAAAACTGAAGAAGAAGAAGATACTTTAGAAATAAACATTTTCAAATATGAAATTATTAAAATGTGTTTAGAAAGAATCTTAGGTGAGGTAGATGATGTTGATGAAGAGATGGGTGCGTTTGCACAAAACTCAACCACCACATCATTTAAAATAGCATTTAACACCCTAATAAAATATAAAATCTTAATCGAAGAATTAAACGAAGACGATGAATAATAAAGAAAACATTGAAAAATTAGAGTCCTCATTAGGAAGACTCGCAACAAAAGAAAATGTCATATATTTTTTAACATATGATACAAGAAATAACGCAAGAGCATCTGTAAAGCATATCTACGATATGGCATTGATATTGAAACAAAACGATTACAATGTTAAAATATTAGTAGAGGATAAAAGCTATACTGGAGTTAGTAATTGGTTAGGTAGCACATATGACGAATTAAGTGTTGTTACAATCAAAGAAGATAAAATAGAAATAAAAATAGATGACGTACTTGTAGTACCTGAATATTATTCAAACGCATTAGAACAATTATCTAGCGTTAAATGTGTAAAGGTAATGTTAATACAACAAAAAGATTATATTTTTGAAAATCTACCAATTGGTAGTCGTTGGAGTGATTATGGTTTTGATAGAGTTATTACAACAACAGAAGAAACTAAGAAATATATTTTAGATATATTTCCAGAATCTTTAGTTTTTGTTATCCCTCCAATTATAGGTGAAAATTTCAAACCAATATCATTACCATTAAAACCATATATTGCAATTAGTTCAAGAGATAGATTAATTCATAGAAGAATCATATCTGAATTTTATTTAAAATACCCACAATTACGTTGGATAACATTTAAAGATATGGTTCAATTATCTTATGATGAATTTGCAACCGCATTAAAAGAATGTATGGTTTCTGTTTGGGTTGACGATGACTCTACGTTTGGTACGTTCCCATTGGAGTCGATGAAATGTGGAGTTCCTGTTGTTGGTAAAATACCAAATATTGAACCTGAATGGTTAGACGAAAATGGAATGTGGACATATGATATCAATAAGTTGGTAGAAATATTAGCAACTTATGTATTGGCGTGGGTTGAAGGAGTTGAATTAAGTGATGAGGTTAAGGAAAAAATGAAGGATACTTTATTACCATATAGTCTTGATATAACAAAAAACAATGTACTATCAATTTTCAAATCACTAATAAATAAAAGAGTGGAATCTATCGAGAATGCACTTAATAAATTAAAAGAAGAAGAAACTACAGCATGAAAAATATAACAGTAATTTTACCAATTCATACCTTATCTGATGATTATAAGGAAATGTTAAATAACGCACTATCATCAGTCGAAGATTTTCATAATGATGTAAAAGTTTCTATTGTTTGTCCAACATCATTAAAAAAAGATTTAAAAGATTTATCAAATAAATTAGAAATAACGATTGTTACAAATAAAGGTGAGACCGATTTTTGTTCACAAGTAAATTTAGGTATTGACAATTGTGATACTGAATGGTTTACAATTTTAGAAATTGATGACGAATTTAAACCAGTTTGGTTAAAATCAATGAACGAATATAGTAAAGTCTTTACAGATGTTTCTGTATTTTTACCAATAGTTAAAGATATTAATGTAGAGGGTAAATTTATTAATTATACTAATGAATCTGCTTGGGCATATGGTTTTACCGATATGCAAGGATTTATCGATAACGAAGTTTTATTAGATTTCCAAAATTATCAAACAAGCGGTGGATTATTTAAAACACAAGTCATTAAAGACAATGGTAAATTTAAAGAAAATATTAAATTAACATTTGTTTATGAATTCTTATTAAGATTAACACACAATGGTGTTAGAATAATGACAGTTCCTAAGGCGGGATATCAACACGTAAATCTAAGAGAAGATTCATTATTTTGGAAATATAAAAATGAGGAAAAAATGATTCTATCTGAAAACGAAGTTAAATTTTGGTTGGACACAGCAAAGAAAGAATTTTTCTTTAAAAATAAACGAGATGTAAATTATCAACCAGCTTAATGCCGAGAAAACGTACCCAAAAAATTTATTTTGGGGAGGATCAAGAGAAGGCGGTAGTCAGTTACCTTGAAAGTAGTGACGATGCAGAAAAAAACAAGATATTCAACGAATATTTACGAGAACCCCTAATTATAATGGTCGAATCAATTATTCGACGTTATAAACTTTACAGAAAAGATTTAGAATTTGAGGAAATTCATAACGATACAATGTCGTTTTTAATTACTAAAATTCACAAATTTGATCACACAAAAAATCATAAAGCATACTCCTATTTTGGGACAATCTGTAAAAACTACCTAATGGGGGCAATACAGAAAGACACAAAAGAACAGAATAGACAAGTTTCTTATGATGATATATCATCTGACATTGAGGATAGAACGGATTTATCCTATGTTATTGATGAGTATATCGTAGACTATCGGGATGTTATTATTAAACTAACAATATCCTTAGAGGAGTTTATGGAAAAAGAAGACCTAACAGATAACGAACAGAAATTAGGTTATGCGTTACTTGAAATTTTTAATAATTTTGATAGAATATTCCAAGTTGGTGACGGTAATAAATTTAACAAAAACCTAATTTTATTATCATTACGAGAAATGACATCCCTTTCCACCAAAGAAATTAGAATATCTCTAAAAAAATTCAAAAAGATGTACGACGGGATTTTGGGTGGATTTTTAGAATAAATCTATTTATAGGTATGAGAACACAAAGAAATTTAATATCATTAGATGTTGATTCTGCATTGGCTTTAATGCAGGAGATATATAATGATGTAGTTGAGAACCGAAACACCGCCTCAATTATTATGAAAAAAATGCTTTCTTTTATGAAAGATGCTGAAGATATGAGTGTTATTGGTCCCGTAATCAAAGAACAACAAAAGGTTTTAAATGACCTTACCGAAAAGAAAATATCCCTTGTAAAATTACAAAGTGCACTCCTTAAACAGACCCAAGGAACGGGTAGTGGTAAAGGTGGACCTATGGGTAAATTAACATTATCTGAGGAGGATAGAGATTTATTGGATAAGTTGGTTAATGACGGTGACAATAAAAACGAAACTAACTATAGATTATAATGGCATCTAAAATAAAAGAACAGAAGTCCAAAATAAAGGCCAAAATTGATGCGGTTAAGAGAATTGCCGACGACGGTGAGAAAAGTTTCAATGAGAAAAGTGATAAATTCTTAAAGGACTTACCAACAACTGATGCCCTTTTTGGTAAAAAACTTTCAGATTTTGCTGAAAAAAGAAAAAAGAAAAAAGAGAACAACAAGGATATTTTTGGTGAATTAATCGATACCGTTGAGGGGTTTTTAGGAACAAACAATAAGATAGAGATTAACGAAAAAAGTACAAACAAACAAAGACTTAGACAACACACAAACGATTCTATAAATGAAACTTTAAAAAGTTCAAAACAGATTGTTATGGATAGTGTTAAAAAGGTTTTATTTGCCGGAGACGGTATTTGTGGTACAAATAAATCTTTAATTAGTAGTGTGACCATATCACCTTCTGAATTTGATTTTATGAATGTATTAACAGTTTCACCCGTTAGTAATAGTGGTAAAATTGTTTACGAAGATAATAAAGATAGAGGGTTAGTTAAAATGAACCAATTACTTTATAGTGGTTTTACTTCACCACAAACATTTTATACAAAGGACCCCGACCCAATATTTGACATTAATTGGAATGCATCAACTCAAAAATATACATTTGA